GCAGAAGCAGAACCCCCCCGTAGCCCCCCCGTCACCGGGGGGGCGGCGCGGCGCGTTTCAAAATCTCGGAATGCGTTCCACGACATGGCCCGCCGGATGGACGCGGAACTGGCGGAGCGTGGGCTGACGATCGAGGGAACCGCTGAAAACGTCGAGAATTTCGACGCATGGCTGGTGCGGCTACGGGACGGCTCCAATGGCTGACCAATTCGTCGCACGACGCTGGCTCATCGATCTCGGCCGGCTTGCCGCCGCTGCACGTTCCGAGGCCGACGCTGAGAGTTTCGTTGAGGCCATGACCCCGATGCTCGCCATGCGGTTTCCCGATGATGCGTTCACCGCCGCCTCGCTCGAAGCCGTCGCCGCCGAGTGCAAATATCTCCCGACCTACGGCGAACTGGTCGGCTATCTGCACGCCTGGTGGCACGATCACCGCCCCCGTCCACGCGCCCTGCCGGCGCCGCCCATCCGCCAGCGGGACGAGCCGACACCCGAGGAACGGGAACACGTTCATCGCCTCGCTGCCGAGACCATTGCGGCGTTGCAGTCCAGCTCACAGCCCATCGGCGATCGGCGTCCAGTCGCCTGCTACCTGTCCCGCAAGCAACTGGTCGAAGCCTACCAACGCGCCGGCGTGCGAGCGCCACAAGTCCGCGAGGAGACAGCCTGATGTGCTTCTCGGTAACCGCGATCCTGCTGCTGCTGGTGTGGATCGTCGTCATCTGCGCCGTCGTCGCAATCCTGAGACTGCTGCTGCCATACGTCCTCGGATGGCTCGGCGTCTCCGGCGATCTCGTGATGCGCGTGATCAACATCCTCATCGCCGCCATCGTGATCATCGCGATCATCTACCTCGTGATCGATGTCCTCTCGTGTCTCGGCGGCGGAATCAGGCCGCTCCGATGACCAACCGCCAGATCAACCTCCTCCGCCTCGTCGCCGAAGCCGCCGACTGGCTCCTCCTCGCCCATGCCCAGGCCGCCGACACCAATACCGCCGCCGCAACCCACGCCGCCCGCCTCGCCCGGCAGATCGAGACCGCCATCACCGCCATGGATCTCGAGCGCGAGCTGGCCGAGGCACACGCCGCCCGCCAGGGCGCGCTACAGGCCGCCCAGGCGTCAGGGGGTCATGTGGGCGCGGACAGCGGCCAGACGCCGCGTAGCGCGCTCTCAGGGCCGGGAAACGCTATGCCGCTCGGGCATCTCGAGCAGGCCATGTGCCCAGACGGCGCTCAGCACGCTCTCAGGGCCGCTGGCCTGGCGCCAAAGGACGGCGCGGAATGAACGCCGTCGCTCACGCAATCGTTGACAGGCAACCAGATACCGGGTTAGACAGGCGCTCACCGCGCGACTACCTCGCGTGCTACTGCAATTCCCGCCGGTCAGGTTGGATCGTCGCAGTCACCTATCCCCATGCCGAACCCTGGGCGCTCTCGAACCTCGAACGCCGCGGCTATCGCCCATTCCTCGTGCAATATGCCGCCCGCCGCCGCGATCCGGTCCTGCACACCATGACCCATGTCGTGCTGCTGCCGCTCTGGTCCGGCTACGTGTTCGTCCCATACGACAGCCGCGACTCCTGGCGACCCATCTATGAAACCCCAGGCGTTCGCTCCGTGCTCAAACACCGAGACCAAATCCAGTATGTCCCCCACGGCATCGTCGAAGCGCTACAGGCCACTGAGCATGTGCGACGCTCGGTTGCACCGCTCGATGCGTCATGGGCACCAGGCACCCCCTGCACGCTCGCTGCCGGTGCGTTTCGCGGACACGACGCCGTGGTGATCGGCACTCGCGATGGGCGCACGTTGGTCGGCGTCATGTGTTTCGGTGCAATGCGTGAGGTCAGCGTGCCGGCGGATTGTCTCATGGCGCGTGAGTAATATCCGCTAACTAACATTGTCAAACAAAATGGATATTCTAAACCAACTTGTGATAAACTACCGCCAAGTTACTGATGTGACTAGCGCAGATCGCAACCCGCGAACCCACGCGCCAGCGCAAATCGAGCAAATTGCCCGCTCCATTACCGCATTCGGCTGGACCAATCCGCTACTTGTCGATGAGGCTGGCGTCATCATCGCCGGTCACGGGCGCCTCGAAGCCGCGCGCAAACTCGGCATGGCCGAGGTGCCGACCATCACGCTCACCGGCCTGTCCGCCGACCAAAAGCGCGCGCTGGTCATCGCCGACAACCAACTGGCGCTCAACGCCGGTTGGGATGCGGAGTTACTCGCGCTCGAACTCGGCGAGCTTGGGGCGGCGGGCTTCGACATCGGCCTGATCGGGTTCAGCGATGACGAACTGGCCGCAATCCTCGCTGACCGCACCGAGGGCCTGACCGATCCCGACGACGTTCCCGAAACCCCGGCCGAGCCAGTGTCCGTGCTGGGCGACGTGTGGCTGCTCGGGCGGCATCGGCTGTGCTGCGGCGATGCCACGAGCGAGGTGGATGTGTCGCTCGCGCTGGCCGGCGTGAAGCCGCACCTGATGGTCACCGATCCGCCGTATGGGGTGGATTACAATCCGACGTGGCGCCGCGGAATTCGCAATACCTTCGCCGACGTGAAGGCGGACGGATTGGTGATGAACGATAGTCGCGCCGATTGGTCGGGGGCATGGGCGTTATTTCCCGGTGATGTGGTCTACGTTTGGCATGGCGCTTTGCACGCAATTGAGGTTGCCGAGAGTTTGGCTGAGTTCCAGTTCATGGTTCGCGCGCAGATCATCTGGGCCAAGCAGATGGCGCCGATTACCCGCGGCGATTACCGCTGGCAACACGAGCCGTGTTGGTATGCCGTGCGCAAAGGCAAGGTCGGTCACTTCGCCGGCGACCGCAACCAGACGACACTATGGCAGATCGCTAACCTAAATTCGGTGGGTGGCCGCAGCAAGGACGCTGGCGACCAAACTGATAAGAAGCATGGCACCCAGAAGCCCGTCGAGTGCATGCGCCGTCCGATCGAGAACAACTCCAGCGCGGGCCAGGCGGTGTACGACCCGTTTGGGGGATCTGGGACCACGATTATTGCGGCTGAAATGACAGGACGTTGCTGCCACATGATCGAGATCAGCCCCGCCTACGTGGACGTGGCCGTGCTGCGCTGGCAGGCGTTCACAGGCCAGCAGGCGACGCACGCCACCACAGGCGCCACGTTCGCCGAAATCGCCGCACAGCGCGTTCCTGTGGCCGCCTGATGGGCAAGGGCAAGCGCGGGCCACCCAAGGGCGAGGGCGGCAAGCATCCGTTCAAGCTCGACATGGATGTCGTCACCCGCGCCGCGTCCATCGGCTGCACCATCACCGAGATCGCTGCGCTTGTCGGTATGTCCACCAGCGGCCTGCATGCGCGCCTCGAACGCGACGAGCCATTGGCCACCGCCATCGAGGAAGCCCGCGGCAAGGGCTGTGCTACACTACGCCGCTACCAATGGCAGCAGGCCGCGCAGGGCAACACCTCGATGCTGATCTGGCTCGGTAAGAACTACCTCGGCCAGACCGACCGCCAGGAGATTGCGGGTGCGCCTGGCAAGCCGCTGGAAATGATTGTGACCGGCGTTCGCCGTACCATCGAGCACGATCCCGAGGAATTGGACGAAGCTGCCGACTGATGGCTCGTCGCCCCACCAAGCAGATAGATCTCGGCTACCACGCTCGTCCGCAGTTCGAGCCGTTCCATGCGCGCAAGCAGCGCTGGGCCTGTATCGTCGCACATCGTCGCTGTGGCAAAACCGTTGCGTGCGTCATGGACCTCATCGACGCTGCACTCCGCTGTAAGAAACCCCAAGGTCGCTTCGCGTATATGTCGCCGACGTATACACAATCGAAAGACACCTGCTGGCAATACCTGAAGCGCTTCACCGCTGACATCCCAGGCGTCGAGCAGCGCGAATCGGATCTCATGGTCATATTCCCCAACGGCGCGCGTGTTCGCCTCTACGGCGTCGAGAATTACGACCGGCTGCGTGGCACCTACATCGACGGCCTCGTGCTCGATGAATACGCCGACATCAACCCACGCGCATGGCCCGAAGTGCTGCGCCCCGCACTCGCCGATCGTGCCGGCTGGGCCGTGTTCATCGGCACACCACGCGGTCGCAACGATTTCTGGCGCGTGCATCATCACGCCGAGCAGACACCAGAATGGTTCTCGCTCGTGCTGCGTGCCAGTCACACCGGATTACTCAGCCAGGCCGAGCTTGACGACATGCGCGGCACACTCACGCCGGAGCAATACGACCAGGAACTCGAATGCTCGTTCGATGCTGCTATCCTCGGCGCCTACTACGGACGCGAAATCGCCGAGGCTGAGGCATCCGGTCGCATCGGCGATGTGCCATACGATCCAATCCTGCCAGTGCACACAGCCTGGGACCTCGGTATCGGCGACAGCACGGCGATCTGGTTTTTCCAGGTGGCGCTCGCCGAGATCCGCGTCATCGACTATTACGAAGCGGCAGGCCACGGGTTGCCGCACTATGCGTCCGTGCTGTCGTCACGCGGCTACACCTACGGCACCGACTATCTGCCGCACGATGGCGAGGCGCGGCAGCTTGGCACCGGCCGATCGCTCTGGGAAACGCTGCACAGTCTCACCAACCGCATCCCACGCATTCTGCCGAAGCAGAACGTGATGGATGGCATCAACGCTGCCCGCGTGACCATCGGCAAGGCGTGGTTTGACGGCAGCAAATGCTACGACGGTCTTGAGGCGTTGCGCGCCTACCGTGCCGACTTCGATGAGAAGGCCAAGACGTTCCACGACCGGCCGCGGCATGATTGGTCGAGCCATGGCGCCGATGCGTTCCGCTATATGGCGCTCGCCTGGCGCGAGATGCAGCCCGAGAAGCCGAAGCCGTCGCCCGTCGATAGCTGGGACCGGGCGTTCCAGCGTGCCCGGCAGTCCGAGGTGGCGAACTGGAGGATCGCTTGACCGAAACCCTCTCCGGCGCGCGGTTCAGCCGCCTCGTTGGCCACGATCCCGACAAGTGGGCCGCCGCGTTTCTCGGCGCCTACGCGAGCGCTGATGCTGTCCGCACCGACGCCGACCGCCAGGCGTTCGTGGCAAGCTGGTTCCGCGACGCGATGGACGCCGCGGTCAAGGCCGCCGCGCCGCAGAGCTTACAGGTGGCGTTTCAGCATGCACCCGCGTGGCCGTCCGAATAGCTGACGCCGGAACCCAGCAACCGCAGCAATGAGCGACACCGCGCATCGGATTGTGCTACAAGCAGGCGGCTCGGGGGGCGCTGAAACGCCCTTGTCCGAGCCTAACCGCCGACATGGAGGAAACCCATGGCGAGGGCTGCGAACTGTGTGCCCTACACAGGGCCGATTGTCACCCGCACGGAGGCTAAGGCCGCTGGGCTCAAGCGCTTCTTCACTGGCGAGTCGTGCAAGCATGGGCACCTTGCCCAACGCCAGACGGCCAACAACCAGTGTTGGGGATGCAAGAAGCCTGTCACCAAGGAATACATGGCGGCGTGGCTGGCGAAGAACCCAGACAAGCGTAAGGCGATTTCAGCCGCCTACTGGGCGCGGAACCGCGAGAGGTATCAGGCTTACTATCAGCAGAACATCGACCACATCCTGCCTCGTAACAAGGCCTGGCGAGAGGCTAATCAGGAAGCTTACCAGCGTTCGGTAAACGATTGGCACAAGGCGCACCCGGACAGGGTCAAGGCTATCCATCGCAGATGGGTCGAGAGCAATCCCGAGCAGGTTGCAGCCCATTCAGCTGCGACGCGCGCCAAGCGACGTGACGCAGAAGGCCGATATACCGTTGCCGAGGTGCTGGCGCTTCTCGAAAAGCAAGGCGGCAGGTGCGTCTACTGTAGCAAGCCGATCAGATCGAAATACCACGCCGACCATATCGTGCCGTTGGCGCGAGGCGGTTCCAACTGGATCAGCAATATCCAACTGACATGCCCAACGTGCAATCACCGCAAGAATCGGATGGACCCGCTCGTGTTTGCGAGCAGACTGGGGCGTTTGCTCTAGGGGGTCAGCTTGTCTGATCTCGTGGCATACCGTGCCGGTTACTCATCAGATCGTGGGCCGGACCAACCGCCAGCGGTAGCCGATCTGACTGGCAGCGATCCCGATGTGTATCCGAAGGACCTGGATGCTCTGCATGAGCGGCTAGTCAGATGGTTTGAAGAATCGGAGCTAGCGCGGCAAGACGAGATAACTCTGGCGCAGAGGGACAGAGAATATCTGGACGGTTCACAGTGGACCGCTGAGGAACTAGAGGAACTAAAGAAACGTGGGCAGCCAGCTATAGTCATCAACAAAATAAGGGAAAAGGTCGGTTTACTGTGCGGAATGGAAAGAAAAGCAAGAACTGATCCCAAGGCGTTTGCGCGCACTCCGTCTGAAGATGATCGCGCGATGGCAGCAACACAAGCCTTGCGGTATATCGCCGATGATAATGACTTTCCATTAATTCGCAGCGCCGTATTCGAGGACATGCTCGTAGATGGCGCGGGCGGCGCGGAACTCGGTCTCGAGGACGATGGCCAGGGCGGTGCCAATATCACCATCACGCACGTTCCGTGGGACCGGATCTTCTACGATCCGCATTCCCGCTCGATGGATTTCAGCGACTGCCGATACAAGGGCCTGGTCATTTGGATGGACCGCGACCAGCTCGAGGGCCTGTATCCCGAGGGCGACGACGTGATCGAGGCGTCGTTCAGTAGCACAGACTTCTACTACAACGACAGACCGGAAACCGCATTCTGGACCGACAACCGGCGGCGCCGCGTGCGTGTCGTGCAGTGCCATTGGGACGAGCGCGGTACGTGGTGGCAGGCGACGATCACGAAGAACGGCATTCTGGCCAATCCGCAGCGCAGTCGGTTCAAGGATCGCAAGGGTAAGAGCGCGTGCAGCCTGCTGTTGCAGTCGGCGTATATCAACAGGGAGAACCAGCGCTACGGCATGGTGCGTGGATTGATCAGCCTGCAGGACGAGATCAACAAGCGGCGGAGCAAGGCGCTGCACCTGCTGTCGGTGCGCCAGGTGGTGGCCGAGCAGGGCGCGGTGCAGGACGTGGACAAGGCCCGCCGCGAGGTGGCCAAGCCGGACGGTTACATTGAGGTGATGCCCGGGTTCAAGTTCGAGATCGAGCAGAGCGCGGATCTGGCGTCTGGGCAGTTCCAGCTGCTGCAACACGCGACAGCGGAAATGCAGCTATCGGGGCCGAACGCGGCGATGTCGGGCACCGATCCACGCGAACTGAGCGGGCGGGCGATCCTGGCCCAGCAGGCGGGCGGTGCGGCGCAGAACGAGCCGTTGGCCGACGCGCTGCGCTACTGGTCACGGCGGGTCTACGAAAGCTGCTGGATGGCGGCGCGGGAATACTGGTCCGGCGGCAAG